ATCCCGAACGACCGCACCTCGGACGACAGTCCGGCCTGACTGGTGTTGATCGTCTTCCAGTACGTCCCACGGAGCTGGACGTCGTAGGGCCGGGCGTAACCGTAGTACGTCACGTTGGTAGTCGGACCCGGCCCCAACGCGATCCCTCGCAGCGTGCCGTCCCGGATCCGGTCAGCTACTCCGCCAATCGAGATCAGGTTGACCGACTGGCTCATGTACCGACCAGGCCAGGTGTACCGAATCAGGTCGGGGAACCCGGTTCCAGGCGAGACCGCTCCGACCGCGGGTACGGTGTTGAATGTGTGAGCGCCGATAACCGCCGTGCCACCCTCGGACCAGTACCAGTGTTCCCAGAAGATCAGGACATTGAGCACCTCCCAGTCGACCGGCGTGGTCCCCACCGCGTTAGCGAAGCCAGCCGGGTCAAACCAGAGGAATGACTTGGTGTTGCCGTCTACCGCGTCGAATTGGCCTTGCCAGGCGTGCTCGGGCGAGGTCTGCGGCTTGGCCGTGCCGTTGCCGTTGTACGACCGCCAGGCGTACGGGCTAATCGCGAATTGCTGACGCTCCTTGACGATATTGGGCGCCGTTGCGGTGTGGCTCATCCGGAAGCTGGTCGCGCCCTCCAGCGCGTTGCCCGATCCACTGACCAGCTGGCCCAGGTGGGGGTTCTGCCAGCCGCTCGCCCCAACGTCGTACCGGGGGTTGGGCAGCTGGTTCGGCCCGTACACCACGGTTGACGCGCCCGCGTCGGGACGGGGCGCGGTCTGGACTCGCTTCTCGACCGTGGTCAGTCGCTCCTCCGTGCGGCTGAGCCACTCGGACAGGTCGACCGCTCGCGCTACTCGCGTCATTTATTCACCCCGGCACAATCGAGGTACCGTCGACCAGCGCCGGAACCATGGTGATCGACACCTTGTCGGACCCGCCCGCCTCGACCTCAATGGCAGCAATCCGCACGGTTGAGTCGAAGCCTACCGGGAATGTCTCGCTCTGGGGGACGACCAGGCGCGCGTCGTCACCGACCCCGTACGTGCCCAGCACCGGATCCTCGTCCGCGTCGACCATTTCGATCTTGATTGACAGCACCGCACCCGACCGCGCGGCCTGGTCGGACTTGGCCTTCTCTTGGAGAGTGGTCAAGACGCTGACGTCAGTGTAGCTGGTCGACTCCTCCAGCCTGGCCCAGCCGGCCGCGTACATGAATGGTGCCTCGTACCCGGCAACCAGGGGGGCGGTGACTGTTGAGGTGTTGGACCCAACCGCGTCGGTCAGTGTCGCCGAGCTGGCCGCGTCTTCCTCCCACTCTACCACGTTGCAATTGATGCCGACGATGAACGCCAGCTTGGACACCGCCACCGTGCGCCCCAGTCGGGGGTACCCCACAGTGAACCGGTCGGTCCAGATTCCGTTGACGTACAGCGGGTCCGACTTGATGTCGGGAGCGTCAATCACCCCGCACAGCTGCCTAATCGACTCGCCGTAGGTCTTGCGGTCGGCCGCTACGTAGGTCCGGTCCCGTCGCTTGCCTGTGCTGAGACTGCCGGCGATTGACACCCCCAGGTTGCCGTACGGGCTGCGCTGTGGGTAGTCGATCAGCGTAGACAGGATCGCGCCCTGGTCGATCTGGGTGAAAATCAGGGTCTCCCGGATCCTACGTCGGTCCCAGTACGACAACAGCTCGTCGGCCCGAATGACCATGTAGCCCTCTTGGAATAGGCTACGCTTCCACAAGATCCCCGACCACATGGGTCGGTCCCCTCGCAGCACCCCAATTAACACTCGGCCCGGCTGGAGGATGTCGGTCAGACCCCCCTCCAGCACCGGAATCGTTGCGGTCAACGGGCCGGCCGAGTTGATTTGGGACTCGTAGCTCAGCTTGGACCACGGCGCCAGCGCCAGTATTCGCTGAGTCTGGATGTGGCGTATCATCAGCGTCGAGTTGCTGTCCGGCTGAGTCACAGCGTAGCCGATCTCGTGGTGACCTGGCAATTGCCGGTGCCGGACTGGGCGAACAGCCTCAGCGTCCAGGTCCCCGGAGGTACGACCGGCCAGTCCGCGCTAACCGCGATTAGGTCTCGCCGCTCGACTCCGTTCAGCAACATGTGGTAGTCTCTCGTCACCTTGAGTACGTCGGTCGCGCCCAGCGACACCGTAATCGGGAAGATCGAGCTGCCCACCACCTCCAGCTGTGGGTTGAGCAGAGGCCCGGTGAACACCGCGTCGACCGGAGCGTCGATGTTGCCGCTGTTTTTGATCTGCTTCTCGGACACGATCTGGCTGGCGGCGGGGTAGGTCCAGCCGGGGCCCGTTCCGTTGACCAGGTTCGGCGCGCCCGACGCCGCTACGTAACCGCGTGGGTAGGTACGACCAGTCAACCGCGCTCCGCCCGCAATCAGCGTGGCGGTCTGCAGGTCCCCAGTGTAGATCCGGGGGTCCGAGCAGTAGAATTCTAAGAAGATCTCGCCCAGACGCCAGTCCTGCCGCATGTCGGTAGGCAGTCGGGATTTGCGCAGCTTAGCGTAGACCAGTCGGCCGTCCGTGAGGAACAGCGGCTCAGCCGCCCGTCGGGACGGGCCCAGCGAAAGCAGGCAGGTCTTTCGTTTGGCCTCCAGGTCGGTCGGGCTGTCGCCCTGGATCCCGAGCGTCAGGACGATCTTGCGAGGAGCCAGGATGTCGGTACCCGACCAGTCGCCGTCGACCTGGGGTCGGGGGTAGTCGAAATTGCGGACCTCGGGCAGGTCGTCGATCCCCTCGATTTCGCTGACGGGGAACGCCGTACCCGGGCCGAAGCTGATCGACCGCCAAGAGCCCTGCTGGGTTGACCTCATCCAGAGCCCGTCAAGGCCTTCAGAAGGAACACGAAGACGAACAGCGCGAACGCCAGGGCTAGCCAATTGGCCCGAGCCCAGGGACGCTCGACCGGGCCGGCCGCCGTGACGACCGCGCCAACCAGCGCGAATACCACAGACAGCAGGTACAGGACGATCACGGTTACGGTCATGCTGGCACTAACCCTCCGACCTTAGCGTTCCAGACAATGGCGTCCGCGACCTCGCGCGGGGTGAGCTGACTACCGAAGCTGCGGGCGTCGATGTGGTACGCGTTGCCCGCTTTGCTGATCGACCCCGAGATGCCGGCCGTTTGGCCCGAGGCCGTCGGCATCGAGACCTGGAATTGACCACCCTGGCTGATTGTGGCTGAGATCTGCCCCACCCGGGCCCGAATGGTCGGAAGCATCCGCTCCAACCCACGGTCCAATCCGCGCATCGTGTCGACACCGATGTCGTCCAGTACCTTGGACGGTGACGAGATCCCCAGTGCGTCGCGGATCGGACCGGGAATCAGCTCGGTCAAGTAGCTGACGATGGTTCCACCCAGGGACTGCAGACCGCGCAACAGCCCGTCGATAATCGACCGGCCGACGTCGAACAGCAGGTTGCCCAGATTGCCCATCGCGTCAAGCATCATCCGACCAAGCCCACCCAGCCAATTGAGTAGGTACTTGGTCACGTCGATTGCGCCGTTGACCGCGGCCATCCAGCTGTCAACAATCGCGTGGTGGATGATACTAGGCATTGAGCTGAGGTTGGAGAAGATCTTGCCCGGCAGCGAGGCTACCCAGTTGAAGAAATCGCTGACCCACCCGATGGCCGTCCTGAACGCGTCAGCCACCGTAGTAACAAATGACTGGAACGACCGCACTACCCCGGTTGCGAAGTCTTTAATCCCCTGCCACAACCCCGCAATCGCGTTCCGGAACCCCTCACTGTGGTTGTACACCACCACGAAGATCGCGACCAGCGCGCCGATCGCCGCAATGACCAGCCCAATCGGGTTTGCCGTGAGTGCTGCGTTCAGCAGCCACTGCACTCCGGTCCACACCGTAGTCGCCAGCCGGACTGCGGCTAGCCACCCGAGGTACGCAGCCATCGCTATGTTGGCCGCAATGGTCTGGGCGTTCAGGATCCCCAGTACGATTAGAACGGCCCCGATTGCGTCGGACCACTCCTGCACCCAGTGCACCACCCCGATGATCCCGTCAATAAATGACGTCAGCCCACCAATCACCTGGTTGAGCACATTCATCACGGCGAGAAACGCGGGTGCCAGCTTCTCGCCGAGTGCGGCCTGCGCGTTCTCGGTCTCGGCCGCGATCCGGTGCTGGGTGTTGGCCACGGATTCCCCGGTCCGCGCGAAATCACCCTGCGCAGCCGAGGTCTGCTGAGTGATCAGGGACTGAGTGGCCATCACCTTAGCGGAATTGGACATCTCCTCGCCCTGCTTGACCAAACCCAGCCGTACCGCCTCCTGCTGGACCGCAGCCGCACTCAGGATCACCCCGTACTGCTCAATCGGGTCGTACTCGCCACGGAACGCGGACCCAATCGCGTCGATCGCCTGCTCGGGCGAGGTGCCTACGAACGAGGCCATATCGCCGGCGAGCTGGGTCATTCCCAGTGAGAATTGGGCCAGCGGCTCGCCGGTCAGACCGACCTGGTTGCCGAATACGGAGAATGTGTTGGCGGCCTCCAGCGCCGAGGCTTTCGACATCCCGAGCGAGACCGCCGCCCCGGACGCAAACCGGTCAACCGAGCCCTGCGCCTCCCCGAATCGGATGCCCGTCACCGAGGTAGCGTCCTGGAGTCGGGCGAACGCGTCGATCGACCCGCTTACGAATGTGAGCAGCTGCTGCCCTGCTGCTGCCAGCAACCCGCCCGCCAGCGAACCGACCGCGGTCCCCAGTGCGGAACCAATCATCGCTCCGCGCGAGGTCGCCTCGTCCTGGGCCCGACTGAGTTCAGACATATCCAGCCGGATTCGGCCGACCAGATCAGGTAGGAGTGGCACCGTGCCCCCTCGCCTCGGCGGCCTTGGCTCCCAGGGCTACCGCGAACGCGGCGGTCCCCTGAGTCTCGGGCCGTTTGGCCTGCTCGTCCAGCGGGCGACGAGCCTTGGGGTTGTGCACGTAGCCGTGCTCGGTGGCCAACATCGAGAGCTGGCGTGGCGTCATGCGCTCCCACTCCGATTGGGAACGACCAAGGGTGACGGTCGCATGGTAGTACCACTCGGACCAGGGGATCTGCGTCTGTCGGCCCTGTTCGGGCCCACGGCTTCCCCCGACATGGCTCGTGCCCCCAGCTCTCCGAACGAATCGGTGAACGCAGCGGTGAAGGCCTCCACCACGGCCTCCAGCCCGGACGGCGGTATGCCACCGGCGATTCGCCTACGGTCGCCGGGGGTGTCGTCGTAGTCGTGCAGGAGACCGGCATGTATGACATCGATCAGGAGCCGAACGACCGGTCGGTCCAGCTTCACCTGACCGTGGTCGTCGGTGATCATCGACTGCATCTCGGCCAGCGACCCGAATTGCAGCTCGATCTTCTCCAGGCTCAGCATCGTGTAAATCAGCTGGTGCGGTTCTCCGCCGATCTCGATCCACTGCCCCGAGTCGGCTTTCGTACCGGGCAAGGGGGTTTCCCTTCACTAATGCCGACCGCTGCCAGGCTGTGGCGCGCGGTGCGACAGAAAGAGGTATCAGGTTGACGTGTCGGGCGCCCAGGGTGCGGGAGGTGTGTAGGTGTCGACGATGGTGATGCCCAGCCAGTTGCCGGTCCCGACCGGTGGGTTGATGTTCAGCTCGGCACTGACGATCTGGTAGTCCTCCTCGGCCGCGCCCAGCTCCGGGAATTTGGAGAGGCTGCACCGGGACATGTCGAACAGGACCGCTCCGCCCGGCGCGTCGGACGCGGCCGAAGCGACCCGCAGACCGAACGACTTGGGGAACGCCGAGGTCGGCAGCACCCACCCCATGCCCGCGTAGGGGACCGTCTTGGTTGCGGGAACCGACCCGCCCAGCATCACCTGGAGTGCGATCAGCGAGATCTTGGCGTGCTCGAACGACGCGCTCATCCCGGTCAGCACCGACTGCGAGTCGATCAGGCGGTTGTCGCCTCGTAGGGTCTTGGTCTCCATCTCGCCGGTGATCTTGAACGACTTGATGCCGGGGAGGTCGAGCCACTCGCCGTAGGTCGGGGCCGAGCCAGCCACGTCGGTCAGCAGCTGCGCAATCTGCGCGTGCTGCACCGCGTACACCTTGGTAATGCCTTGCGACGCGAGTGGGGTTGCCACTCGGGGGTCGACGGTTGCCGTGTCTGCCATTCTACGCTCCTGTTCGGGGTACGAACATACGGTCGACTTGGAGAGTCACGATCGTTCGCTTCACGTTGTCCTCAGTATCCTCACCGACGACGTGACTGCGCGCGATCACCCGGACACCAAATACGTGGTAGACCCAGGTCGGCAGACGGGTCTTGCTGAGTAGGTAGCAAATCTGGTCTTCCAGGTCGGTCTCCTCAGTCCGGGTCCCGTCGCTCGCGCGCAGACCCTGGTAGACGTCGACTTGGACCTGTTCGCGGACCGTCAACTCGTCTAGCGCGTCCGCGTCGCCCTGGTCCCAAGTCGCCCAGGCGATTCCTTCGGTCACTACGCAGAAGGGCAGGTGTGCCTTGGGCGGAGCCACCGACCGAAATACCGACACACCCAGCCCTGCGGTCTCCAGCTCATTCTTGATCGACCCGCTCAGGGTGGCGTTGGACGTCGTCACTTGAGCCCCCTCACGATTAGCCGCTCGTACGCGGCTTGCACCGCCGCCAGCCCGGGGCGAAGGAACGGCTGGGCCCGAGTGAACCGAGTCCCGAACTCGACGTGCGGCGCGTACTCCACGTGGTCAAACAGGAGGAGGCTGCAGTAGGCGCCCTCGCCCTCGACCTCGGCCTGGATCCCCGACCGCAGCAGTCCGGTCTTCACCGGGCAGCGGATGTAAGACTCCCGGTACGCCATTTGGGACAGAGTCACCATATTCTCGCGCAGGTCGGAGTCCCAGTCGCTCAACGCGTCACCAATCGCGTCGTGCCACTGTCTCTCGTTGACCCAATCGACCTGCGCGGGCATCAGGGCTCGGGCTCCACCGGAGGAGCTTCGGGCTCCGGCAACGGGATGATGTATTCGTCCCTCGGGATCTCGGTCGGGTGGACCGGGTCGCCGCCGTAGTCGACGGTCCAGTCCATGTCGACGTAGTCCGGGTCGGGCGGTGGGTCCCCCACGGGCTGGCGTGCCTGCGCCACCTCGTAGCCCGGCACCTTGGCGGACGAGACTGTGACGTCGACGTCGCGGTCTACGGTCACGTCGCGGGTGCCTTCGTGCTCGGCGTCGACGTCCACATTCACGGTGGTGTCGGTATTCTTGGTATCCTGCTTGGACTTGTTGCTCATGAGATCAGGACTCGGTTCGTCTTGTAGGGCTCCAGCCACGCGTCGACTACGAGGTCGCCGGTGGTTCGGTCGTTGGTGGCCCCTTGCCGTCCTTGGGGCGGTCCGGGGTCGGTGAGGTCGGACTGGGCGGAAGCGGGGGGTCGACCAACCGGATTCCCCTCGGCGTCGGCCTGAGCCGTGAAAGGCTGTGGTGAAGCCTGGGCAGCCAATCGAGCGGACGCCAGCTGGATAGCCGACGGAGTGCACGTCGGACCCGCGACCACCGACACATCGTAGTCACCCAACCCAATACCGTCGTCCGGGTGCCAGGTTCGCCCGTCCGGGTCGAGCGTGCCGGTGGCGGCCGAGCTGCACCAGTAGAACAGCCGCCCCCAATTGTCGGCCACGTGGACCCGGACTGTCAGGTTGACCGGCGACCATACCGCTCGGGTATAGTTGTCGATCACGTAGGACGACCAGACCAGCGCGGTCGCGACTTCCAGGTCAGACCCCGCCGCTCCCGCTGCCTTCGCTTGGTTGATCGTCGCGTACGGCATCGGGACTGT